CTCAGTTGCTGTAGGTTTGGTCTTTATCGCCAGAGCTATGGAAATTATGCCAGAAAAATCCATGGTGAAAGATGCTGCAGCATTGATATTGGTTGCCGTAGCCTTGAACGGGATTGCGACCGCACTCAGGATTATGGGCGGAATGTCGACCGAACAAATTGCACATGGTTTGATCGCTCTTGGCGGCGCTTTGGCTATATTGGCGATTGGCATGAAACTTATGAGTGGATCTCTAGCTGGCGCTGCCGCATTGGGTATTGCTGCCGCGGGATTGGCTCTTCTTGTGCCTTCTCTGGTTCTTTTGGGGAAACAGAAATGGTCGACGATCGTTAAAGGCTTGGTGGCTCTTGCTGCTTCGGTGGCGATTCTCGTCGTAGCGGCGAATTTGCTTCCAGAAGCAGTTCCGGGATTGCTGGCTTTTGGCGCAGCACTGGCTCTAATCGGTCTTGGTGTAGCGCTGGTAGGTGCTGGTATCGCTGGGATCGGGATCGGTCTCAGCGCCATTGCCGTGGCTGGTCCAACCGCATTCGGAATCTTGACTCAGGCATTTGAGGACTTCGTCAAGGCGATGGTCGAGAACGCAAAGCTGCTCATTCTTGGATTGCTTGAAATTGTTCAGGCATTTGCCGATACCGCTCCTCAATTTGTAGCGGCCCTCGTACAGATCATAAATGCCTTCTTGGATGCCATTCCACAACTTACGCCAAAACTTGTAGTCGCAGTAAACGCGTTGATCACGGCTTTCCTATCGGTTCTACACACGCAGCAGGGGCCAATTATTCAAGCGGCAGCCGAACTGATAATTGCTCTTCTCCAAGGTCTTCGAGCCAATCTTCCACAAATTCTCAAGACGGCTGGCGATGTTATTGTTACTTTCCTTAACGGTTTGGCCCAACAGGTTCCTAGAATTGTAAAGGCGGGAGTCACTCTGATTGTAAGCTTCCTGAATGGAATTTCCAACAACATCAAAAGAGTTATTACCGCTGGCGCAAATATCGTCATATCCATCGTTCAGGGCATTGGTAACAACTATAAAAGAATTGTCACGGCTGGCGCCAAAGCAATCGCCAATTTCATTCAAGGCATTGCTGGTGCTGCGAATTCACTAATCAATGCGGGCGTAAGTGCTGCAGGCAAACTAATCAACGGTGTTGTCACTGGAATTCTCAAACTGATCGATGTCGGTGCTCGAGCAATGATTCGATTCTTGAATGGTATCGCTGACGCGATTAATAAATACGAACCACAATTGATAGTCGCTGGTGGGCGAATTGCTCTAGCCATTATCACCGGTTTCGTTCAAGGCATCGCGCAAGGTGGCGGCCAGCTTGTTCAAAAACTGAGAGACTTGGCTCAGGACGCTATCAACGCGGCTAAGGATAAGTTGAAATTCTGGTCGCCTTCGCGCGTATTCATGGAGATGGGTCAGGGAATTGTCGATGGTTTGGTAGTGGGAATCGATGCCAATGCCGATCAGGCAGCTGCATCTGCTACCGCGATGGGTCAGGGCGTTATCGACGCTACGAAATCTATATTTGAGATTACCTCTCCGTCCAAAGTCATGCAGAAGCTTGGTCTGGAGATTACTAAAGGATTCGCCAATGGCCTAAAGACGGGTTCGCGAGAGGACGTGGCACAAGCTTGGGCGAATATGCGCGCTAATTATGCGCAAGCACTAAGCGATATTCGGGCGGATATCAAGAAGCACCAAGACGCTCTAACAAAAGAGCGAGAAAAGGGTAAGAACGCTCGACAAAAGGTAATCAACGCTGAACTAAAAGCTATTAGAGATGACAAAGATGCTTTGCGTCAGATACTCACAAGTCAAGATCTATTTCTCAACAAGACATCAAAGCTACATACCAAGCTAGTAGGATTGGCCAAGCAATATGAAGAACTCGCTGCCGATTTGCAAACGGCCAAAGATCTATTCAAGAGCTTTAAGGAGCAATTCGAAGATCTTCCTGATTTTGCTATGACGGATGCCGAAGGCAAAGCATTAACGGATCCGATTGGTGCATATATCGAAGCTCTTGGGAAACAGGTAACCGACACTGAGAAATTTGGAGCAAATATCCAAACACTTATAGCAATGGGTCTCGATCAGGAAACCATTGACGAGCTTCTTCGAGCCGGTCCTGAGGCGGCTGGAGCATTTGCGGCCGCTTTGGTTGCGGGCGGTCAAGAAGCAGTTAATAGAATTAATGCGCTTGATATTAAGCTCGGAAATGCAGCTACTGGATTGGCCAATACTGGAGCAAATTATTTATATGATGCAGGAAAAGAGATTATGGACGGATTCGCGAGCGGTATTGAAAATTCGATGGCAGCTATTCTGACCCAAATAGAAAATACTGCTGACGCGATTGTGCGCCGAATCAAGAAGAAGTGGAAGATTAAGTCTCCATCCGAAGTATTCGCGGAAATCGGAGTACAGGCTATTCAAGGAATGGCTCAAGGATTTACTGATGCGTCTCCGCTTGCGACGGATGCTGCGGAAAGTACTGCTTCCGATGCGGTGGATGCAGTTCGCGATACTTTGGCGAATATTCCGATCGGCGATATTATAGAGATGCAACCGGTAATCACGCCGGTATTGGATCTTACAGCTGTACAAACCGATGCTGAACGAATGGCAAGTATGATCGGTATGACTCCGGTCGCTACGACTTCGTTCGGACAAGCTTCATCCATATCTTCTGCACAAGCAGCAACGGCAGAAGAGCAAACAGGTGTTGTGCCTGTCGGTCCATCGTTTAGTTTTGAACAGAACAATTACTCCCCAGAGGCTTTGAAGGAAATCGAGATTTACAGACAAACGAGGAATCAACTCTCTGTGATCAAGTCCGCCTTGGCTCTTACCTAAGGAGGTGTCGTGCTAACAGAACTCAAAGCGTATAGTTCGTGGGAATCAGTTCCCGCACTACCTCTAGACGACACCGGTAGAGCTGAGACGGACTTGATCCAAATCTACGATATTGAAGGATTAGACCCAGTCAAGGCGGCGGTTGGCACATCTCCATTTGGCTCAGTTGACGGATCGTCTTATGTGGGTAGTTCTGTACGAGAGCGAAATATCGTTCTTACACTACATCCGAATCCAAATTGGAACGAATGGTCATACGAAGGCCTTCGTCGACTTCTCTATTCATATTTCATGCCAAAACGACCGACGAGACTCGTCTTTTACAGTGACGATATTTCTCCGGTGGAAATTTCCGGAATAGTCGAAAGTGTAGAAGTCAACCAGTTTAGTAGTGATCCCGAGCTTGTCGTTTCGGTTATTTGCCCTAATCCATATTTCACTTCACTCGATCCCATAGTCGTCACTGGTCAATCAATACGTGAAGGCGGAACAGTAACCGAAATCGACTACAACGGGACTATCGAAGCTGGAGTTTATGTTCAAGTGACATTCGTTTCAGGTACCTCACCGACATCTATCTGGGTCCAAATCGGAGATCCAGATCTTTCATATTTCAAAGTGGATGCGTCGGTCACTTCATCTAAGTATTTTGAGATGAGCTCCGTTCCTATGCAGAAGTATGTTCAAAACGTCAATATTGGTACGGGCGTCATCACCAATCTTCTGAACAAGGTACACATGATCGAGGGTTCTTCTTGGCCAACAATTCTCAAGCCGGGTACGAACGATTTCTCGGTTATCACAAATGTCGGAGTTCAGGATTGGGAACTTAGATATTACGAGTTATTCGGCGGTCTCTGATGGACGTTTATACTCTGGATCGTAATTTTCACCAAAAAGATATTATCGATGAGTTCAAATCGATTATTTGGACCGAACGATATTATGGAAATAGTGAAGTCGAATTATATGTTCCAGCAACGACGGAAATGATCAAGAAGATCCCACCTGGTACATTTCTCAGTATTTTCGACTCCGACGAAGTAATGATTCTCGAATCGGCTCTGGTTACGGATGATAATACCTTAAAACTTGTAGGACAATCACTTTTAACTTGGATGGATAATCGTTTTATTCGTAATACAGCGGCTCATAATATACAATCTTGGGTTTTTCCAGCAGGTAAACCCGGTTGGGCGATCCATCAAATTATTTGGAATGGGTGTCATAAAGATAGTCCATTTTTGAAGGGCACTTATCCGATGGGTGTTACTAATCCACAGCAGTTGATAATTCCAGGACTTACGCTCAAAGGATATGATCAATCAGGAAAAGACACTGTTTTTACAGTCGATTTTGAACCAGTTTATACGGCTATGACCAAAATTGCCATTCCGTATGAAATTGGAATGCAGCTAACGCTTGATTCTGTTACCGATACTTCATATTCTCTAGGGTTTCGTAATTACAAAGGTCTCGATCGGACGAGTGGTCAAACGGGCAATCCGATTGTTCGATTCTCTCCTCAAATGGATTCATTTTCGAATATTTCGGAGATTCGGTCAATCGGATTACTTAAAACTCTCGTGTGCGCGTACGCAACGTCACCCGACCCGACCAAAGTATCCAGCGCGCAAGGACAAGCGGCTTTGACTGATGCGCCGTACACGGGGTTTGATTTGCGTGCTTTACAACTACTCGATTCGAGTATTACGGACGAAATGGTAGGAACCGACAATGCAAAACTTTATGATCTTCTGAGCACATTAGCGAGTAAAGAACTCAAAAATCATCCGTATATAAAATCGGTAGACGGAGAGATTGTTCCGACAAGTCAATTCAAATACGGCGTTCACTATAACCTCGGAGATCTTATCGAGGTGCAAGGGCATACGGAAATTGTTTCAAAGGCTCGAGTCACCGAATATATTCGTTCCCAAGATGACGCGGGAGAGAGAGCATATCCTACTGTAGTGATGATTGAGTAAGGAGAACGATGGAAATTCTGATGTGGGTTTTTGCTTTTGCTCTTGGCATTCTTATTGGCGTACTCTTGGAGAAGTGGAAATCCCATAGAAGTCGCTACAGTGGAACCATCCTTGTAACTGAGAGCGAAGAAAAGACGTTATATTCTCTAGAACTCGACGAGTATCCTGAAAATCTCAAATTCAAAAAGGAAGTGGTATTCAAGGTTGACGCTTCTGAAAAATCTTGATCGCAGGCAAAACATCGCCTATAATGAGACCTACTAAAGGAGCGCTATGGTTTCTAGGAATAGAGAACCAAGCAATCTCGACTCTGAGATTGACCGCGTGTTTTCCGAACTGAAGAATTCATCGGTAGGTTCTCAGGAGTACGTGAAGACGTTGGATGTGTTGACCAAGCTGCACAACCTGAAGGAGAATGAAAAACCTCAGGGAGTCAGTAAGGACACGCTTGCCATCGTCGGAGCGAATCTCCTGGGAATTCTGATGATTCTAAGGTACGAGAACGTCGGCAATTTCATCTCGTCGAGAGCGCTAGGATTCGTTCTCAGAACCAAAACGTAGTTCCAAAAGGAGCTCGAAAGTGAGAGCCTAGCTTGCTAAGCTAGTGTCACGCCCTATATGGCTGCAAAACAAATGAACGCAGCCGGACTACGGGAACGACACTAGCATAGTGAGCTAGGCTTTCCTTTTTTCGCACGTAAAACACCTCCTATAATGAGACGTAATGTAATCCATATTTAAGGAGGGGTTATGAACTACGGACTTGGAAAATTCATCTTCGATGCAGTCATGGCCATGTTTACTGGTGGCTTGTGGCTGATCTGGGTGTTTGTTCGAGAGTCGCGTAGGCGTAACGACTATCGTTACTAGATAGCATTCGCCTCGAAAAGAGAGTCTGAATCATAGATTCTCTTTTTTTCGCAGAAATTACAAGGCATATAATGAAAGGATTACCTTCTACAAAGGAGTGGATCGTGAAGACGTTTTTGAACAACCTGAAGGCTCAGGCCGAGGAGAACCCCATGCTCGCGCTTGGCATCGGAACCGCTGTTGTCGCTGCTGCGACCAAGTTCCTTGGTGCCGGTGTGGACATGAAGAACTCCCGCGCCTGGGCGAAGGAAGTCAATCGTCGTTCTGCGAAGGACGCCGACAAGAAGTAACCCTTCAGAAAGAGGATCCCCTACACGGATTCTCTTTTTTCGCAGAAATTACATGACATATAATGAGAAGGAAGTGGTAAGATACGAGAGTTGTCAGAAAAAGGGTGAAAGGGCCCGGTGAGGCGAAAGCCAATACGCCAATTCTGACTGCCTTCGGGAGAGCTCGACACTCCTCCCGAACCTTCTCTTTTTTTTCGCATAAATTACATGACATATAGTGAGACTACTACTAAGGAGAATGTCATGTTCAGTATTCGTAAAAAGAAGTCTGAACTCGTCACCGTTTATGCAGAGGAACTGCAGGCTGGGGACAAATTCAAGTACGATAGCGGTATGATCGAGGTTCTGGAGACCACTTCAGGCAACGACCATATCTCTGTTCGACTTGGATCGAACCACCCTGCACACCGCTGCGACACGAGACGAGTCCGGTTTCAGAACGATATGATCTGCGACGTTGTTCGTGCGTAGTATCAGGAAGAGGATCCACTACACGGATTCTCTTTTTTTCGCAGAAATTACAAGGAGTATAATGAGACCAATCAATCGAAAGGATTTTGCAATGGAAGGCATTATGGATTCGCTGTTGAAAGGACTGTTCGGATCTGTCGAAACATATCGAGTGGAAGTTCATCTTCCGCCTGGAATGACTGAGATGGATGTGTATCAGATCTTCAAGACCGCGGCCCAGGAAGCCGGTTGTACTATCACCGATTTCAAGGTCAAGGAAGAGAGCGCCTAACAAGCGTTCTCTTTTTTCGCACGAATAACACGCTGTATAACGAGACTACTACGAAAGGAGAAATCATGTGGTCAACCTGGACCAAACTTTGCCAGGCCAATGTGAATTTTCACAACAAGCACACAATTGCTACTACCGTTATCCCGGTAGTGGGAATTGTTGGAGCTTTGGTTGGGATTCGCATTGCTGCCCGCAAGATGGCCGAAAGGGAAGTGAACTACAGGATTAATCGTCCTCGTTAGTATCAGAAGGAGGGTCCTACAAGGACTCTCTTTTTTCGCATAGATAACACGTCATATAATGAGAGGAGTACCTACTACTGAAAGGACTGAAATGAGACTCAACATCATTCGTGTGATCAGGGATCGCCGAGCTCGCAATCGACAGATCAAGCGAGATCAGGAGATCACTGAGAACATGATCAGGATCGCTGAAGTCTTCATCCAGCTTTCTGAGCAAGGATACACCCCTTACAAGAAAGAGAGCGCCTAACAAGCGCTTTCTTTTTTCAATCTCAAAAAAACCCCGCGGGGAATTTTCTCCACAAAGTTTAGATATTACTTATTCCCTTTCGCATATAAAACACCGCATATAATGAGACTACTACGAAAGGAGAAGTATGTTTCTCGGGTCTAACCTTTGGCCGAACAGCAAGGGTTCTGAGGCTCAGCGACGTCAACAACAGGTTATGCTCGCCTACTACGCAGTTATATTCACAGGTAAAACACTTGCCTGGGGATTGAACGCGTTGTATACGCGATCGAATCGGAAGGCGATGGAACGAGACCTCGAACGACTTGTGAACAGCCACGGAGTCATACTCGAAGACGAACTGCTCGAGGACTAGTGTCCAGAAAGAGGATCCACTACACGGATTCTCTTTTTTCGCATAAATTACAAGGGGTATAATGAGAGATACAAACTAACGAAAGGAATGAAATGAAACTCGTGTCGTACATGCTGCGGCCGTTCGTTGCCCCCGTCGTGCTATATCGAGTCGCCAAGACAATGACCTCCGAAGAGAGGGCGTTGCTTAGGTCAGACTCGCTGAGCGAGACGGAGAAGGACGAGCTGGCTCTGCAGATTACTCAGAGAGCATTTCCGAACCTGGAGATTGTCTAACTCTCGAAAGAGGGTCCTACACGGGCTCTCTTTTTTCGATCGCAGCGCAAACACGTACTATAATAGGAGAGAACGTATATTTTGGCTACGGCTGAATCCCGTTCTCTTAACCAAACATACAAGCAATTTTTTTATCGAAAGGAGCGTCATGTTTTGGACGTCGCTACCAAGGTCGACGCGCCTCGTTTACGGGATATTTGCGGCGGCTACCGTCATCGATCAGTACCGAATGCTCAAGTTGCACAGGAAGCTTCAAAAGGCTTACAAGATGAGTTTGCGGGATAGACACACCGTTGCATATTTGATCGATATTCTGCAAAGGCACAACGTTCCTTTCGACGACTTCGATGCACTTGCTCTCACATATTACTACCCGGAGTATTTCGAAGAGAAAAAGAAGACGACCGATGACAGCTAGGGAACAATCGGCAAAAGTCGAAGCGGTGTTGAACGAGGTTCTGTCTGAGCAGGAAGACTGGGAAGAGGGAGATATTCTCGTCGATTGGGTGGTAGTTTGTTACTTGGCAAACCCAGATAAGGATTTAGGCGGTTCATATCCGATGCTGTTCTCAAACGGAGAAATGCCAACCTATCGAATACGAGGACTTCTCAAGACGGCAATGATGCAAGTAGCTCTAGACGATATTATCGATGACGATGAGGAGGATGACGACTAATGTTCGGTGGCCGATCATTTCTAGTCAAGGTGGTCAAAGATGAGTCCAATCTTTCGGAGCCTCCACCTGTAGATTACAGCCGGATATTTGCCCTGGCTACCAGAAGCGCAATCATCATTATTGCTGCGTACATGGGAACCGACACTTTGCGGCAAGCAGTGATCCATACGGTAAAAACCGGAGTTCAAGCCGAATAATCGAAGAAAGGGGGGATCGTGTCACTAAAAGAAGAAGTTCAATCATATTTAGACCGTCTCTCTGTCGCCGCGGCAAGTTTCGATCAGATTTTGGCCGAAATCGAAGACGAACGAAAAGCTCCGGACGCAAATCAGGACGAACTCGACAAGCTGCAAAGACAAGTAAAGAACGATCTCGAGGAGATCGCTTTCGAGAGACGATGGGTCAGAGATCGATATTTGTAATCTAGGCTCCAGAAAGGAGCACATTATGTTCGACAAAATCAAAGTACATATCAAGAAGCACCAAGTCGCATATTCGTTCGGTGCGGGAGTTGTCTTCGCGATGGCTATGATTGTCGTGGTGAAACGTGTCGATACGCGATATCTCGCCGGGACTACCCGAACCGCGCTGCTAGCAAAGAAGGTCACCGTCAAAGATCAGGGTGTACTTTTGATCCAAACATATTCCCGTCATACAGGGCCGCCAAGCTGGATGGTTCGTCACGTGGAAAGTGGAACAACTTTTCTATCCCAAGCCGCTGCCGCTAAAGAAATGGGTATCAGTCGAGGTATGTTGGGTACTCATTTAAATGGTGGTGTCGACAACGTTGCCGGGCAACATTTCGTGAGAGTCGCTATGGCAATTCCAAGATCGCAGCAATAACACGTCATATAATGAGAGGGAACGGCGCGGCCTCCGGTCGCCCAGTGTAATGATCGCCTACGGTGATCTTGCACACCCTCTCATTTTTTCGCGCAGAGAAAACACGTACTATAATGAGAGGACAGTTATGAGAGCGTAGGATAACATCTAGCGCCTTGTGTAACGACATAAGCCATGCTTGGTCTTACACGCCCTCTCATTTTTTTCGATTGGAGGTGATCTATGATTGTCGATCAAACTCCTGATCCAGAACATCCCGAGTTTATCTGGATCGTATGGTTCAAACACAAAGGAGCAACTGCTCAAATCGCCATAATTACAAGAAAAGGAAACATACGTCTTGCATATTTGTCAAACCTTGAATCAACAAATCGAAAGCAAGGCGAAGCTTCGGAACTACTCAAGGAAATCAAGGAATACTGTATACAGAACAAGATCTCTGTGATAATTGAAGCCGAAGCGTACGATATTGGTCCTAATTGTTTGACTCAGCTTGAGTTGAAGCATTTCTATCAGAAGAATGGTGCTTTTTGGGTGGAAAGACGTAAGGGAGAACGATCGAGATTTATGGATCATCTCGTCATGGGGTATAGAGGTTACGGTAAAGGATGGGATGAATGATCAAATCCGTAGAGCATTTAGGAGTCGGAGACACGTTCAAGATCGGAAACACGCCTGTCGTCGTAACCGGATTTACACCATCTGAGGAATGGAGAAAGACACACATGATTCTTATTTTAGAGTCTCTCTATTCGGACGGTGGTCGAGTTTTGAAACTGACCTTAATGATTCCAAAAATTTTCTTGGTCGAGCTGTTTGAAGATCCAATTCCCAAATCGCAGCAAAAACACGGTATGTAATGAGGGGATACTCTCTCTATGCAGAGAGATGTATTCGCAGTGTGA